CAACAGGTGGACATGGGACACCGATAGGATAAAAAGATCGAGCACCCTCGAAAGAGAGGATTCGCTCACGTTTCATGGGTTTAAGACGTTTCTCCTGGTTAATTCGCATAAGCGAGATGGCCTCAGAAATAGCTTTATCCATGAGAACTTTAGAACTATCGGGGACGCCTTGGGCCCGAGCAGCGTAAGCAATTCTAGCTAACCACTCAGGTTCGACGTCGGTCTCATATTCACAAGGGACATAATCTCCAGCAATAAGAGTTGGTTTAGAAACCGCGGCGGCAAATCTTGCCAAAGGAATCGATAATCCCAATTTCGACCGGTATAACCGGAGCGAAGAAGAATTACGAAACAAGGAGGCAACGAGCCGCTGACGGCGAGTTATCCGAAGATTATTTGGTGCCAAACGCAAAGGGAGGCCAAAGCCTCCTAAGCAATTAGGCACGTACCAATTCGGACTAAAACTCTTATAGGCAGGAAACCGGAGTAACGCCAATGGCAGAAAACACTTTGTCCAAGGACAGAGGTCTACCATGTGAGCAAGGTCACGAGTGATCTGATCAGGGGTCGCCCCTGAATCGCCCGTTTTTATATTATTCCCGGTAACCAGTCGCTGGTTCAAATATCCTTTCGCCAACATCTTACCATCTCGACGTTGAAAAAGTTGTGAATTGATCAATGCGCAATCAGAAGACAAATAGTGTTTACCGACGGAAATCTTAAACCCTGCTGACTTAGCAGTTGGAATGAAATAAACGTCGTGAAACTCTTTTGTACATTTAAACAGCATATCATCTCCATTCACAATAACATTCTTCCTCATGGAATCCGCGATTTCTGAAATCAGGGGAAAGGGAAATTCTTTAGAATGAAGTTCCCATAACCGGATTGATTCCAGATATACCGACAGATTTATCACGCACAACATCGGAAAGCTCAAGGGGTGACCCATAAGCTGACCTTCAATCGCGTGGATAGAAGAGGGAGAAATAATTTTCTTATCATATCGAGCTTGTCCTGGGAATAGCGAATTCAGACCTAATACGAATAAAGGATGACCCTTTAATGCTGCAAAGCACTTGAGGGATGCATCTTTCTTCAGCAAGTCTGTTGCTGCTTCATAGTCCACAGAACAAAAGTAAGGAAGTTGGACGGAATCGTCCATTGTTTGCACTTTTGGAAGCAAATCGTTTCCAGCGCGCATGGTAGATTCAGAACGAGATTTCCAAGCTTCAAGCATATGTCCCTGAAGTGGTTGGAGGGCAGAATATAAATATCCATCGCCCTTCGTTATCACCCGGAACTTTCCCGGTTCGGGAATTGCTTGAACATCCACCCTCTGTTGTCGAAAACCTTCTCCATGGGAAAAGTCCCAGGAATTTTCGATGGCAGAATCCAACATCCTCAGATAATTCTCACTTCGCCAATTATTTATATCTATATTAAGGCGACGAAGGATTCCCAGGAAGTTAGAATGATGATCGAGACACTTTAGCTTGTCCGAAAGGGGTTTATCCGAATCAAAGATTTGGAGAAAGCGCGATCGGTCAATCGACTTCGGTATCCGAAAGGGTGAAGCCAGACTTAACGCCCCGCCTAAGCGGCGGGAAGCTTGTAAGCAGGCAGAACCTGAGGGAAGGAATTTCTGGAGAGGTCGCGAAACGCAACTTCCAAAGATTTCCTGCGACGTTCGTTCAATCTGACAGGCAAGACCAGCACTCACGGGTCCCTTCGAAGAAGAGAGCCGGATTTGATGGTCCCGTAATGCCTGCTGCAATTTCGATTCACCAAGACTCGGCCAAGCCTGTTTAGCTCCTTTCTGGAGACTATAGGCGAAGCTCACGTCTCGATGAGAGATCATGCGGCGAATGAACAAACGAAGCCAACCGGAGTAAAGGGGGGACTTCACCCAAGCCGGCTTCTCTGGTTCAAGTCCTGA